CGGCAGCGTTTTTGGAAATTGTGGCCCGACTGTACATATTGACCCGGTCAAGGATGGGGCTAAAGATAACGGCGGCTTTAAAAGTTTGGGTGAAGTGCTGCACGCTATTAAATATGGCGATAAAAAAGGCCGCTTGGAAAATCTTAAAGCACAAAATACTGCTGATGGCGCAAGCGGTGGTTATTTGATCCCTGAACAATTTTCGGATGAGCTTTTAATGGTTGGAGAAAAACGCAGCCTGATCCGTCCGTTTGCTTTGGTAATCCCGGCAGGAGAATATCCAGACGCACCGATCAATATGCCTGCATTGGATTATACTGCTGGCAATGAAGGCGGTGTGACTGTTAAATGGATCGAAGAAGGTGAGGAGAAGCCTGAAAGCAATGCAAGCTTTAGAAATGTTGAGCTGAAGCCTAAAGAAGTTGCCGGCTTTATTACTGTTACAGATACATTACTGCGGAATGCGCCTGCTTCGTCTACTATTTTTGGGCAGCTTCTGAGCAATGCTATCGTACGTGCAGAAGACAGAGCTTTTATCAATGGTAATGGAATTGGCAAACCGCTGGGGTTTGCTACTAACGGCAATGGTGGCAAGCTGGTCGTACAAAGGGAAACTGCGGGTAAAGTTACAACTAATGATGTGGCCAATATGATGGCAGCGTTTCCGCCTGAAGATATTCCTGATTCTATTTTTCTTGCCAGCAGCACCATTTTGGCAGATTTGATTAAATTGCAGGACGCTTCCGGCAGATTTGTTTTTGTGCAGGGTGATCTGACTAAGGGTATTCCTACAACATTAATGGGGATGCCTCTTTTCCTGACTGGCATGAACGCTTCTCGTGGTAATACAGGTGACTTGCAGCTGGTCAATCTGAAAAAATATTTGATTAAAGATGGCAGCGGTATTTATATCAGCATGTCTGAACATGTCAAATTTACCAGTAATCAAACGGTTATCAAAGCCTTCCGTAATGTGGACGGCAAGCCGTGGGTAAATGCTCCGTATATGCTTGACAGCGGTGTACAGGTCAGCCCTTATGTATTGCTTGGTGGTACTACTGCGGCAACTACGCCGATCAGTGACTTGACAGCTGCGGCTACCGGCAGCAACGTGAAATTGACTTTTACTGCTGCTAAAAATGCTAATTCCGTTAATATCATGCGCAGTGATGATGGCGTAACTTATCAGCGCATTAATGTGAATGCTGTTTCGGTCGATGCGGCTGAGTACACAGATACTAATTTAGCAAACGGAACTTATGGCTATAAAGTAGTTGTAACCGGTGGCGAGAATGCCGGTGTGTCTAATGCTGCAAATGCTACTGTAACCGGTACAGCTGCTGCAAACAAAACTGCTTCTGCACCTAAAGAATAATCATGCGGTTAAAAGTGATTGTTCCGCCTGCAAGTGAGCCGGTAAGCCTTCAGGAGATGTGTGCCTATTTACGGCTTGACTGTGATGAAGAACAATCTTTGATAGGGCAGCTTATAAAAGCTGCCCGTCAATATTGTGAGGATTTTCAGCACAGGGCGTATTTAAGGCAAACGCTGGAATTGATTGACAAGCCGATAAATAACATTTTAGAACTTCCGCGTAGTGAAAATCTGCAGGAAGTTTTAAGCGTGAGTAATGCAACTTTGAATAATGTTGGATATACCGTTGTTCAGGATTTGTTGGCACGACTTTGTTTTACTGCTGAAAAAAATAATGTGACTGTCAGGTATGTAACTGGCGTAGAAGATGCTGCCGGTGTGGATGAACAGGTAAAGCTTGCAATCAGGATGCTTGTTGCGCACTGGTTTGAAAATCGTACTGCTGTAAGTTTTGGCAATACGATACCGCGTGAAGTTCCTTTGACGGTGAAAGCATTATTGGAACCGGGGAGGATCATAACATTATGAATCCGGGAATGTTGAAGCACAGGATCGCTTTTTTACAGAAATCCGAAACAGTGCGTGACGAATTGGGCGGTAAGATGCCAGCAATGTATTCTGAAGCTTTTAAACTGTGGGCAGCTAAAAGTGAACGTCCTGCTTCAAGGCGTGAGCTGATGGGAGAACATGCCAATTATGTACCTGTATTTTTTACAGTTCGCAGGTGCAGCGGCGCGAAAATGCCTGATGTAACCATGCGCATTCGGTGTAAAAATCTGATATATGAACTGCTGAATATTTCTGATCTGGA